AAGTAAAAAAAGCACCGCAAAAAACGGTGCTCTTTTTACAGTGGGTTAAATCCCTATCTTAGTGAAGTGGAGCGAAGTAAGCAACGATTGTAGCAGAACCACCAGCTTCGGCAGCAGCATCGTCAATGTTTGGTTCGCCAGTTGTTTGGCAACGGAACCACATTTCGCCCAGTGTTGAACCACCACCAGCTTCAATCTTATCTTTGATGGGAAGTCCATCAGGAGTACCAAGTGCAGCAATGGTTACAGTATCTACTGGCAACGCATCAGCAGCATCTGCGTATGGGTGTCCATTTGGATAACCTGTGGCAGGTGTAAAGATGTTAGAAGCTGAAGCAGTCTGTGTAGCGGACTTGCCTTGAGCCATAGTCATCTTAGTCATAAATGTCCAAATGTCATCATATGTCATAGACGCTTTTACAAAACGAACAATTAGTTCACGTCCAACATCAGCTTGGTTATTAGTAAGGGTTTTGTAGTTATCAGCATACCCCCACCCGTGAGTGGTTGTATAATTCATTAAATCAGCCATTTTTTATTCTCCTTAAAAATGTTTCTAATATTATTTAGCCATTTTTTGATTTTATAGCTCGCTTATGTAGATTTTTTAACATTTGAACTTCAGCTGGCCCAGCATCTATAATGTCACTTATAATCTCAAATAACGGATGATACGAACTAACCAAGTAGCTTGGTATTGATTTGCCTTCCCTAGCGTGTCGTAGGAACATCATAAGTTGCCCTAGTTTATTTCCTTCCACGCCTAACCTTCTGTATAACATAAACTCTTTAGGAGTCGTAGTTATGTCAGGTGTGCTTTGTGTAGGCTCAGTATCTGTAACTCGTGAGCTTTCTAAATCGTTATCTGCAACTAGCTTGCTAAAATCATCTATAATATCGCTATTTCGTAATTTAGCTCGTAAAGCATATAATAATTTAGTAGCAATATTTTTTTGAGCCTCTTTTGACTCTTTATTGTAACGTCCAATATAGCGTCTCAATTCACTATAATCTTTATTGTTTATGTTCAAACCATTCTCTATACGAATGAACATTTGTTGAGTTGAAGATGGAGTTCCTACACTCATACGAGCTATGTATTGTATAACTTCTCTGGCAGGAAAAGCACTTAATCCTTGCTGTCTTCGAGCAGCTCCTGGATCTTTTAGTTTGCTTATAGTCTCTTCATCCCCTTGAATAAAATGTATATAGTTATATAAGTCTGTTCCACTTGGGCGAAACGGTTTATAGTTATGATGCTTTGTTTTAGATGCATACCTATGCACAAAACTTGAATATCTCGGATAGTGTTTCATCAGTTCCATACTAAGCAGTATAAGATACATTCTTTCACAACAATCACTATAGGTGAGAGATCTTTGATTGAGAGAGTCTTTAATCATTTTAGACTCGTGTAATTCTTTTATAAAATCCATCATCGTTCTATTGCTCTATTTGCTGCTGTAAATCCTGCTCTATTTACTAGTTTGATAGGTCCTTCAGGATGAGAAAGTACATACCCTTCTCCACCTGGAGTATCGCCAATAGATGCTTTTACGTCAGCATCATGACTATCAAATTGATGTATAATATGATCTTTTACTACTTGTATTTCTTTTACAATCTTCCATAGAGCTGTGAAGCCTGCTTTGTTATTAGAAATATATTCACGCATTCGCTCTTGCTTAGGCTTACTAACTTTACTAGTAGCTAACCAATCAAGAAAGTCGCCCCCCAGATTCTTCATTCCTGAATCGACTTTGCTGTTTGTGTATGTGTAAAATACAGTTGGCAACTCTGATATTTTCAATCCTTGTAAGGATTCTCTATGTAATAGCTTGTCAATAGAATCACCGTGCTGATTGATATGTGCTTGTAATTCTTTTATCTCATCGCTTTTTACCTTTGGAGCCTTTTGTACAGTGACTTGAGGAAATAACAATGCTTCGCCATCACCAAAGTAATCATTAGGATCAATGCTCAATGGTGATTCAGTGCCGTCTTCTGCAACTTCATTGTGAATAACTACTCCTGCTTTAGAACGAGCAATACGTTGTCCTAGCTCACTCTTCACAGGTATTGTATATGTTACAATGTTTGGAGTAAAGACAAAGTTACCGTCTACGACTTCTGGCGTTTCAAAATACAGGAGATCCCCTTTGAAGTATCCAGTATGATCCTTAGGAACTACTGACTGAAAGCTATCAAATATATTTCTCATATTTCGAGCAAACTTTTTATACCCATCAGGCACATCCTGTCCCTTGCTCAACTTCCTGTTTACCAACATTTTTTCTAATTTTCGCCCTGATTTGCTTTTTCCGTCGTATCCTTTAGCTCCAAAGCCTGACTTATCTGTTAATACAAACTCGCCTGTAACTTCGTCACGTCCAAATATGACAGCAGGAGAACCGTCCCATTTTATGGTTACATCTTCATGTCCTCCATTTGCTAAGTTCTTTAAGCTTTCTAGAGCACGAATTGCTCCTTGAGATCCCTCCCAAAACACAACGTCTTCGGCATGTTGGATTCTTGCGCCTTCCATTAGTAACTCTTCTTCAAGTTGAGAAGCTTCACCTATCTCAGTTATAAATTCAAAAAATCTCATAAACCTGCTGCTGCTTTCATTCTTTCTAAATCATCATAGTGCTTGCTCTCAGCTAAAGATAATCCTTCTTTAGCAAACGCATCACGAGCATCTGCTACAAGTTTCTCAGCGTCGGGCATCGCTTTTACTTTAGCCCACATAGCTTCTACTGAATCTAAATCTTCAGCCTTACCATTTGGTCCTAATAAATGCTTTGCTATCTCAGTCGGGTTTTGTGATATAAGTTCTCGAGTCTCTCTATTGACTAATCCTTTTTGAAAGGACCACATCATCCCTTTAGCTTTAGCTATAGACGCCATCATCAAATGTCTATGCTTTCCTTTGAAAGGGGAATCAGATGCTATGCCTTTCATACTCCAGCGCATCCAATCCTGATCTCCAAACATCAGATCAGTTTGAACAAACCCGTTGGATTCATCTCCACGGATAGGAGTTTTGAAACTAATATTCACACCAAACTTTTTGATCCATTCTTTTGGATTAAGATTACGCTCGGTAATCCAAGCCATAAGTTTATTGTATATCTCTTCTTTATCTTTTGGATTGACGGCTATGTCTAAGTCGCCTGATGTGTCTTTTATTCCTGTGGTGCCAAGTTTGAAGTCACTGTGCGGAACACCTGTTATCTTTTCTAGCCAGGCAAGTGTAGGATCAACATCTGCTTTATTGATGCGTTGGGTTCCGTTCTCGCCAGTCCAAATGTTTCCGCCTTCAGCTATTATCATTCTGTCGCTTGCTTTCAATTATTTTATCTACGCCTCTCTTGAATTTGCGAGGATCGCCTGAGCGTATGCTATTGTAAAACCTACGCTCAAGTTCATTAGCAGTCTGTTCATCATACGTTTCATAAATCTTTTTGAATAGATTTATACTGCTGTTTATAATATTGTTGGCTGTACTCTCGATGAGATGATCCGTGTTACGGTTTATTGCCATTTCATTTAGTTCTTGTAATATAGAACGAGTCTGCTTTTTCATATGCGTATTCCTAGTAATATATTTATCAACTAAACAAACTTGAGATGCTCTCCTCATTTGTCACTCTACGCATAGCCTCACCAAATACTTCAGCAACAGTAACTTGCCGTATCTTTGTTATTTCTTTTGGACAACGATCTGAAATAGTATCTGTAATAACTAATTCTTCTAATACTGATTCCTCTATTTTTTGACACGCCTGCTTAGATAATACTCCGTGCGTAATATATGCACGAACTGATAATGCGCCTTCATCCATAATAGCTTTAGCAGCATTACACAGAGTTCCACCTGAATCAACAATGTCATCTACTAGGATTGCGTGTCTGCCTTTTACATCACCAATGAGGTTCATTACCTCAGACACACCAGCTTTGGGTCTTCGCTTATCTACTACAGCGATCTCTCCATTGAAGCAGTTCGCAAACTTACGGGCACGAACAGTCCCGCCAGCGTCTGGCGATACAAATACTAAGTTTGGATCTTCAGCGTCATATAGATTGAGAGACTTTTTGATGTCCTTTACAAATACCAATCTGCTTGTCAAATCATCTACAGGAATATCAAAAAAGCCTTGGATTTGCCCTGCGTGTAAGTCCATAGTGAGCACTCTATTAGCACCTGCTGTAGTGAGCAAGTTGGCTACTAGCTTTGCTGTAATGGGCGTTCTGCTTGCTGATTTGCGGTCCTGCCTA